TTGGTCCGAAATGATCTCTTACTGGTTGTACTACTTTTTCAAAAAGTATTTTTGCGTTTTCAAGATGTGCTTCTGCTGGTGTATTATCAATGCCTTTCCTTTCGGCAGTTTGACTTTTTGTAAATTCTTGTAACGTGAAATTTTTGCTTAATCTTACCATTTGTACTTACTTAACGTTGCTGACATATTACCCTTGCTAAAAACGAATCTGTCTTCGTATGTTTTGGTAATATTAAATGGTCCAAATACCTTTGTTAAATGAATACATTCTGCCATGGCACCTGTGTCTATTTTGAATGCTTTTACTTCTTTAAGGACTTCTTGTGTTTCACCCCAATTATGTAGTTCAAATTTTAAAGTTTCCTGTCCTTTTTTAATATTGATTATATTATTGTCTAGTTTAATTTCCATTAATTGAAATTTATCAAAGAAACTTGTTATTTCACCTAATCTTAATTGATTAACTTTTTGTGTATATGCTTCTGGAGTTCTTGGAAGTATTTTAGATAGGTTTGCTCTGTCGGCTAAAAATACAACAGGCTTTTTATGGTATGTAAATTCCCAATTATCTATTTCACATAATTTTCCTAAGTCATCTAAAAATTCACCAATACTTTTATCTAAGTTTTCAACTCTTTCAAACTCAACAAATACTCTGTGTTTGCCGTCTTTCATTGTGCCTGGAGTAGCGTCAGCATCTAGTATTGTTTTGTATCCTTTCTATACTTTGCAGTAGCTTTGCTAGATATAAAATATTTACCTGTCCATCTACGTCCATTCTTACTACTTGGTACGTTACCTGGTATAAACCATTTCATAAAACACTTTTAAGTTTAACTTTAATTTCTTTATGAGCATCAGCAAAACCTTTCTCTTTTACAAGATCAGCAATGTCTTTGCTACTGTCTAACCATGTGCCGGAAATGTTATACAGCTCTTTGTACTTGTTAACTGCATTATGTCCTGCAACATCATTATCAAATAAAGTTACAACTTTTTTGTAGTTTTTCTTAAAATTTTCAATCATATACGGTTTTATCATAGTATTTTCTGAGTCAGGTGCAATAACTTCAATATTATATCCAAATTGTTTTAGACACATTGCATCTTTCAAAGAAGAACATATAATAAGATAAGGTTGTTTAAATTCTAATTGATCTAATCCTTGAAGCCAAGGTTTAACTTTAATAAATTTAAACTTCTTATTTCTTGGTTGATAAATTTTGTAAACTTCACCTACACTAGCCCAATACGCATATATATAAGGTTGTTGTATAGTAATTTTATTATCTTCTTTAACCATATGATAATAGTCTACAGCTGTTACATTGTATTTCTTTAACATATCTTCACCAATATTAAATTGTAACCAAAACTTCTTATCATAATTATTCCATGCTCTTACTGCTACACCATCAACTTTATATTTTGCTTCTGGTTTTATAGTAGACTGTGTATATTCACCTTTATCTGTAATGAATTTGTTATAGTCTTGGCCTATTTTAAATACTGCTTTAGAATAATCTATATTAAATAGTTCTTTAACTAAATCAATTTTATTACCACCTTTACCGGTTGAAAAATCTTTAAATTTATATTGACCTTTATCCACAAATACCCACATGCTTGGAGTTCTTTCTGATGGATGAAATACAGATTTGATCTGCACATTCTGTCCATTTAGTCTTTCTGGTAAATCCAGATAGAACTCAAACACCCATGTACTTGGAACTTTAGATCCATCTAATATGAGATTCTTTGTACTTATCATAATCCTTAAAATAGAAAAGGGCAGCCGGTTCCGGATCTGCCCTTCTCATGTTAACTAATAATTATTAATTATTAAAGCTCAAAATCAGAACCTGATCCTGAGTCTGCTTTAAATGGTAAAGTATCAGCACCAGATGGAGTATCCTTTTTAACTAAAGCTTTAACATGCACAGCACGGTCAAACTTAAGTAATCTAGAATTTTCTTTGTCCATTGCTTCCATTGCAATACCATCTTTAGATATACGTGGTAAGTAAAGATCATTATTTACATAACCTTCTTTATTTTCCCACTCACGACCACCTATACACATGTTAATAAGCTTAGAACCACCCATTAATCTATCACATTCAGTCATAAACTCCTCTATAGTTTGTGCTTCAATAGAATCTAATCCATCTCTCATATCTAAAGTTTCAGCTAATGTAATCATATGTTTTAAGATCTCTTGATCTCTACTAATCTCTCTACCACTTGGTAATGTAGTATCTTTAAATGGAAAAGGACTAATTCTTACTCTACCTATCTGACCATCATATCTACCTTTAGATTGATCATTATAGTCTCTAAAGAAACCTTCAAAATCACCTCCAACAGGTGCAGTTTCTACATGTAAATGTATATTGTATGAATCAGCATCATACGGTGTTTGATCTAGTGTAATAGAATTAATCTTTACTACGTGGTTACCTGGATCTAATACAGGCTTAGTGCGTCCGCTTCCTGCAGACATGTCTTTAGTATTTAACATAACTTTCTTTTTAACTTCATTCATATTTATTAATTTTCATATTCAATAATTGCATCTTTAACAACTTTTAATGAATTATCTATACGTGCATCATCAAACATACCGTCTGGTGATTTACAAGTATTTTCTCCATTATTAACTGTTTCAAATACATAACTTAACTTATCATCTTCTCCTTTGACAACTTTGCCAAATAGAACTATAGAGAATAAACCTTCCAAAGTTAAAGCATTATCTATCATTTTACCTACAGTTTTTGCTTTTACTTTTCTGTGTCCATTCACATCTGTTGATTCTTCAGAGTGTGTAAGAAAGAATATATATAAGTCATCTCTCATATCTTTAGGCATCTTAGCAACTTGTGCAAGATTCTTTGCAATAGAGGTAAACTTATCATAACCTTTCTCATCAGCTCTATCAAAGTACTCAAAGCTGGACATATATTGCCAGTCATCAACTACTAGATTCTTTATATGAGGCATTTTATCATTAACATGCATCATAGCTTTCATAATCCCTGCAGCTGTGGCTGTAGTAGCCATATTACCTTTAGGATTATCTTTAGTGATTGCTGTATAATTCTTTTTCCATCCTTTGAATGGTAAAGGTTTATTAGCAATATTGATTATAAACGTTTCTTTAGGATCTAAATCTCTAATTGACGTTGACTTACCTGACCCAGAGTCAGCTATAACTAATACAGATTGTGCCATTATTTACTTAATTTTTGATTTATACTTAACAATGCTCTTTCAATTCCAATAAGAACATCTACTATTTCTCTTTTTTCTGGATTTTTAATGAATTCTGGTTCCTTGGTAGGTGAATTTCTATCAGTTACATCATTAATTACTTTTAGTTCACTTACAGGTACAATATGTCTTTCAAACCCTGAACTGCTTGTTACAACTTCATATTCTTCAGCCCAATGTGCATTGTGTTTTAATAAATACAATGTTCTCTTAGGATCTTCTGATTCATACTCTATACTAACAAACTCTGTAAAGATATCTCTACCTTTTTGTAGTTCACTAGGAAAGAAAGATACGTGCAACTCATCTTTACCTGATGGTCTATACGCCATCTTTGGAATATATAATGCATTTGTGTTATTTGATTTTTCAAAATAACTTTGATGCTCTTTTCTTAATTCAAATACTTTTGCTTTACGCTCTTGTGGAGTCATACTCTTAGTTTTTGTTGTTACCATATATTATCTTCTTTTTTCTTGAGGTGGTGTATCCATCTCAGCTATTTGCATTCTTTCAAATTGTGCTCTGAAAAAACTCATGCGTGTATCACCATTTCTTGCTTTTAGAAAGTGTAATACTAAAGTTCTATCATCTTCTATTATATATCTATCAGGACCATAATATCTAATCTTTTGTTTAGCAGGCCTGTTAATACCAATCAAGGTATCAGCATGTTGTAACATAGCATCTGAACCAAATATATCTGATTCTAATACATAATTACCATACTTACCATTTACTGCTCTGTCTGGATTATCTATATTCCTATTTAATTGTGATAGACATATAAACATGCAAGGATAATCTCTCTTACATTGTGTAAAGAACTCACCAAGTTCAAATAACATATCTAATCTGTTATTCTGATATGGTGCTCTCTTTACTAAAATACTATGATCAAGAGTTATAATAGTTTTTTTACCTTGATGTAAATTCATATAGATATCTACTTGATCTCTCATTTGATTTACTGTCATAGGTGTAGTTATTATATCTACAGGACTTTTAATTCTGTCTTTAGCATACACATGACACTTGTCAAATGTATCCTTAGATAAAGTAGTTCCTGCACTACATAATTCCTTATAACTTTTACCAGTTAAAGATGAAAACTCTCTTAATGCTGTAGTTCTACCTACCATTTCAAAGCTAAATTCTAATACTCTAAAATCTTCAGCTGGATTTAAAATAAATGATTCTCTTACAATTTGATCTTTAATTAAAGTTTTACCTGATCCAGGTCTTCCTCCAATTACTGTAAGAGTATTCCATTCTAATCCTTCTGTTATAGCATCATTAAATTTAGGCCATGGAGTTTGTATAGATTTCTCTTTACCACTCTGCCTAGCAAGCATATATTTTAGTGCTTCATTAAAAGACTGATATTGTCCATCCCATGCTGGTTTAATTTGACTCATACTACTTTTTCTTTAAAAGGTTGATCATCATCTATTTTTACACCATCACGGACCATGTCACAATAATCAGCTAGTTCTGAATGCTTTACTTTATATTTATCTGTTTTACATATAAAATATTGACTTGTTTTCATATACATATATTCTTTTTCTTTGTATTCTTGAAGATACATAACAGTTGCATGTGCAACTTCATCCCATGTATAATCATAAGTATCAAAGAACCATCTAAATGCATTTTCTAATGTCTTAATATTTTGTCTACCTGGCTTACCACTTGGTAATTTACCTGCAGGCCATGCTTCTCTATATGTTTTAAGCATTTCTACATATCCTTTACCTAATAACTGTGTGGTAGTTCTCTTTTTAGAGACCTTAAAGTATTGATTATATTTAACACATATACTTTTACCTTTTGGTGTCAATGAATACATTGGTCCCTCTTTATATACTACCAAACCTAATTTAATTAATGCTCCTGCATCATATTGTTTGTTTTGTATAGGAAAAGAAATTTTATTCTTTATCCCATACAAGAGAAGTAATTGGTTCGGTGTAAGTTTGTCTTTTAATATCTTCTGGAATAGTTCTAACATAATTCTTAATATTTTCTTTTAATTTTTCATATGCTTCACATATTTGTACATCACCTATATCTAATAAACCTTCAATTTGTTTAATACTATGTATTACACTTGCATGATGTTTATTTATATGGGCTCCTGTATATTGCAATGTGAATCCTATTTTATTACATACATAGCAAAAAAGTTGTTTGAATATAACAAACTCTCTTCTTCTGCATTCTTTTCCCAAGGATCTCCATCCTTTAAATTCAGGATACAATTGTCTCATTGTTCCTAATACTAATTTTTCAAGTATTTCTATAGTTTTTATTTGATGAGCTTCTTTCATTGCAATTATCTCATCTTCCCATTGTCTTACATTGACAACTATATCAGATTTATCACTGATTAATATATTAATATTTTTTTCATACTTTGACTCAAATTCATTTTTAAATTTTTGAATTTCATTTGTCATTTCTAAAATATCTTCTTTAAACATTGTTTTATTTTTTGAGGGTTGTAAAGATAACAAATTTATTGTATCTTTACATATAATTAAACATAATATTATGACTAAAAATAAGAAAACAAAAGGTCCTAATCCTAAGATACTTAAATCTAAAGACAAGCTTGAATCTATAAGTAAATTAAATGCTGATCAAGGCACAGTATACATTCCTAGTGAAGCAGTTGTAAATGTTCCTATATCAGGAAGTTTTAGATATGCAATTGAAGATGTTCTACATTTTATCATGAAAGATATGTCTGCTGAAGAGATCATAATAATTATGAATCAAATAAGAACAAACTTCAAAGATGTAAAAGACGAAGTACCTTTAAGAGATAAAGCAATATGGACACTAATGTCACTTTTATCTGAAATTAATTATCAAGCAGCTGATCAAAAATTAACTAGATATACTGAAAAGCCAATTAATGAAGAGATGGCAGGTATAATTAATAAAATGAATGTTGATGATGCAGATTCAGCACGTAATATGGCTGATTATAGTGAAGCATACAAAAAACATTTTAAAATTAACGAAGGTTCAGACCAGTAAAATCCCCCATTTCAATTAAGGACTGTATAACTAGATTTAATTCTTGCTTACTGCAGTCCTTAAATGATTTACAATATTCTTGTTTATCTCTTACAAAACATAATCCTGTTTTTCTTTTAGCCTCAAGTTTAAGTTCTGCAAATGTATGACCTATTTCATTTGCTAATTCTCTGATCATAGCATGAATTTTTGCAAGCTGTGCATTAGTTCCATCTTCGCCAGATACACTAGCAAATATTTCTATTTTAGTTCCTTCAGGTAACTCTTTAATCCAATTATCATAGAGTGTACCTTTTGCTTTTATAGTGTGGACAAGTTCTCCATCCACTTTCTTTAATATTGAAAAGAAGTTATTTTTCATAAATTCTCATGTTCTTCAGTTATTTCCTTTTCTATTTCATACATAGTTTCAGGACATAACTCATAAAAGAAGTCAGCCATATCAACTTGTTCATCAGTTGATAAGTTTATGTTATCATTCCATAAATAAATAGCTGTTACTTCTACTGTTGATCCTGTACCAGGATAATCATGTGTGCTTGGTTCAGCTGGTATGTAATTATATTCTATATCTAGATCCCATTCATTTATTTTTTTTGAGTATGTTTGTCTTGGCATTTTTTCTTTTCTTTTTAATATTATTTTCTTTAAACCATATATTCATAAATTCATGTGGTGAACCTTGAAAATCTCTACGTATCATTTCAAGGTAAATCTCTTTCATTAGACCCATCTTTAATTTTTTTTAACATTAAACGTGCAGGAAGTACTTTTGTAAAGTTACATGTTGTACAACATCTTCCTTCTGAGTTATATAAGGGCAACGGATTGTGTCCGTGCCCTTCATATTCTTGTTCACAAATACAACAAATATTATTTTCCATTTTTTATTTGTTTATTGATCCAATCACCTATTTGTGACGCTACATACATACCTAAAGCAAAGCAAGCTCCGCCAAAAATACATACTCCAGCTATTGTTAGTAAATTTATCATCTTTCTAAAGGATTAAAATATTTAACTTTATCTGAGTCAAATGTAGATAATGCTGCATTAACCCATTTAACATCTTGACTATTTTTATAGCATAGTATATGGCAAATTGCAGTCTCACTTGGATTTAGGCGCAGCAAACGTCCTATTCTTTGTGCTGACTTACGCTCATTGCCATATGCATGCATTATAATACCTTGTTTTAAATTAGGTATTGTTACACCTTCACTTAATTGTAATACACAAGATAGTTTATCTATTCTTCCATCACTAAATAACTGTAAATTATCTTCCGATGCAGTGTTTTTAGAATGATAACTATGTTTACACATTCTATCAGCTTGTGCTTGTGTATTAGCAAAGACAATACATTGATCACTAATATTTTTTATCAAACCTTTAGCATATGCTTCTTTGGTTGGATAATCCATCATAGCTTTCATTCTCATAATAGAGAGAAATTGTCTTTGTTTAGGTGATTGAGCATCTCCTAATGCTCCTGTATAGTACTGATAATCAGCTAATTCTGAAGTATACCATGTTCTTCCATCTTTTGCAGACTTCTTAACATTCTTTACTCTAGATAATTCTAATTCATGTACTATAATTTGATAGTCATTAAGTATACTACTTTCTGTTGCATCATCAACACTAAATGTATATTTAACAGGACAGTATTTATTAACCATCTTTAATTTCTCACCAGATTTAGGTGGTGTACCAGTTAAACCTAGTATTCTACCTTTAAATTCAGAGAGAAATTCTTCATGTGTTTCTAGTAAACTATGACACTCATCTAAATAAACTACATCATAATTATTTGGATTAAGTTTATTTAATGATAAATATGTTGAAAATTCTATATGATCTAACAAATGTAAATGTCCAACAGTTTGTAGTTCATCTTCCCAAGAGTCTTTTACAGACCACTTTGGAACAACAACTAAAACTCTTATGAACGCATCATATAATTTCAATAAATGATTGATGGCAATTCTAGTTTTACCAACACCCATTGATATACCGAGAGTTGCCCTCTCATTATTAATTGCTATATCTAAAGCATCTGATTGTACTTTATCTCTTGATATTTCTTTCACTTGCATCTGTCATTTAATATTTGTTGACTTCTTACAAGTGCTATTAGAAGTATTATAATTGCTATTATTTTCATATCTTTTTTTAACTTTTTTATATATTCTATCTTGTAAATCTGACAAAACTTCAATTGCTAATTGTGGGTTTGAATATTCCATATTTTTAATTTTATTAAGCTAAGCATACTAAAAGTATACAAATAGCTATCATAATAGCTGCCGTTAAGTACGGACTTATTCCATGTTCATTCATAATTATTTAATTTAATCCTATATTGTTATTTTTTAATATTTTATGTAACTCTTCATGTTGATCCATTTCTTTAAAATGTTCTTGGATTTTATTGAGTTTTTCATTTAATTCTTCTGGTAATGTCTGCATTTCAAAGTCATTAACATCATTTATTATATGCAATAATGTTTCTTGATCTATAACATCAGGGTTATTTGATAAAAACATTGCAAGACCATATAGATCTTCTTTTTGTAAATTTTCTGCTAAGTATTTTAATAATTTAATCATATTCTTTTAATTGAAAATCCTAATTCTTCTGCCTCTATTGGATTAAGTTCTATCCATGTGTGACAGTTTCTACATACTGATAACCAGGTACTTACATCATTATGATATTTACCTCTACCTTTTTTATGATGTACTTCAGTTGAATTGTTAGTACATTTATGCAGTGCAGCTTGACACAAAGGATAGTCAGTAAGAAATACCCTTCTTAACTTACTATACTCTGCGTCAATTTTCTGCATCTTTTTTGATTTTTGTCTCATGCTGCTTTTAAACTAAAATAATTTTTAGGTAATAAACCTTTGCCTATAAATTTTAATATTAAATCTTCATAGTTTATACCTAACTCTTTAAGAGTCATTTTATTCTTATAGTCAGGCAAATATTCAAACGGCATTTCATATATTCCTCTACCTAATTCAGATTTAGCAAATATACGAAATATTGGTTGAATTTGTTTATAAGAAATCAGTTGTTTCCATTCATTTATAATGTCTTGACCTCTTTTCCATACTTTAGTTATTCTACGCTTCTTGTCCCAATGCATTTCTGCAACTTCCTCTTTTTTATACATTTTTAATCCATGTAAAACTCTTTTGAATAAAAAGTGTTGTCTAGGATTTAACTTTGTATAAACTATTGGTTGTACAAGATCTTTTTTAACTAATTGATATTCAGATAGTATACCTAAGTATAAATATCTTTCTTTTAATCTTTGTTCTTGAAATTTCTCTAATTTTGGTTGTAGTTTTTTTAATTGTTCTTCATTTAACATGG